CTCAGGATTATCTCAGATGACCTTGATCAGCCTGAACTGGCGGTAACTGGCCGAGATCAGCCGAGACTCGAGACGACGTTGCCTGATGCGGTCGGGTCGTTTGGGGCTGAGGTGGGGGGCTGGGCGCTGGAGCACCTCGGCATGGAGTTAATGCCGTGGCAACAGCGTGTGCTTGACGGTCAGTTGTTATTTGACGGCGACGGGGATTTTTTGCACCGTATGTCAATGGTCAGCACGGCACGTCAGAACGGTAAGACGGTTGCGTTGACGGCGCTTGTTGGTTGGTGGCTTACTGAGATGCCTAAGCACCGTGGCACACCGCAAACCGTGCTGTCGACAGCGCACCGGCTTGACCTTGCCGTAATGCTCTACGACAAACTTGCCGATTTATTGTCATTGCGGTTTGGTGCAAAACTTATGCGGTCGTACGGTCGCAACCAAGTGACGATGCCCGACGGGTCTAAATGGTTTATCCGTGCAGCCAACTCGAGCGTCGGTCACGGTATGTCGTGCGACCTGATTGTTGCTGACGAGATTTGGGATATTGGCTCGACTGTTATTGACGGCGGTTTACTGCCAGCCCAGCGCGCTCGACGCTCGCCACTTTTGAGTGCTTGGTCAACAGCGGGAACGGAGGCCAGTACGGCGATGCAACGCTGGAGAGAACAGGGGCTTAGGTCTATAGATCGCGGTGAGCCGTCAAGTTTGTATTTTGCTGAGTGGTCGCCGCCGCCTGACATATCCCCAATGACCTCACAGGCTTGGGCGTACGCAAACCCGGCGCTAGGCAAAACATTGACACTAAAAACTATTGAGGCCGAGAGCGAGAACCCTGACCGTGCGTCATTTTTGCGAGCCAGTTGCAACCTATGGGTTGCCAGCGACAAGTCGTGGATTGCACCGGGTTTGTGGCCTGAGTTGGAGTACACCGACCCTATGCCTGACGGCGGCACAGTCGCCATAGAAACATCGCTAACCGACGACCGCTATTTTGCTACACGCGCCATCGTGCTAGACGACAGACGCACCGTAGTCACCGTCGAGTTTGTATGCGACACCTACGACGAAATGTTGCAACACGTCGAGCGCCTAGCCAAAAACACGGCAGTCAAATTTGCTATTAGTCCGTCAATCGACATTCATTGGCCGTTGGCGCTTGAGCGTCGCAAGGCAGTTGTCGGCTACGGCGAAATTTTAAAGTTCACGCCGCGCATTAAAAGCATGATCCACGAAAAGTTGTTGTGGCACACAGGCGAGCAAATGTTGGCTGAACACGTGCAACGCGCCGTCGCCGTACGCAGTCAAAACAGCATTGCGTTATCGTCGCAACGATCACCCGGCCCAATCGAGTTAGCGCGATGTTTGGTTTGGTCAGCAGCGCTCGCCAGCCGACCTAACGCAACAGGTAAACCTATGATCGTTGTGGCAGGTGGCTAGTATTTCGTTGGGCGGCCGTTGATGCCTTACTTTCTCGGTTACGGATTGGCGGTCGCCTATACACAACGCACAAATAGTTTGGTGGCATACTTAGCGCATGGGCATTTTTAACCGCACCGTCAACAAAGCCGCAATATCGCCTGAGCCAACTAAAGCGGCTGCAGCAGGTGGCGTGTACGCAGGTCAAAACAACACAGGCTCATTTTTGATCGGTCAGTATTACTCATACCAAGCCGGTGAAGCGCGCAATTTAGCAATGCAAGTACCGACCATAAGCAGAGCGCGCGATCTTTTGTGCAGCGTAATCGGCAACATGAATTTGCGAATGTATAACGAAGTTTGGAATGAACTTGAAGAACGCATGATGAAAATTTATATTGCACCCCGTAGTTGGTTGCGACGTATCGACCCACAAATTCCCAACGTATTTACGCTTAGTTTTTTGCTTGATGATTTATTTTTTTTCGGTCGGGCGTTTCTCTACGCGACCGCATACACGGCAGACGGATTTCCTACAGCATTTACTCGACTACCTGCTGCAATGGTGCAAACCCCTGACGTTGGTGACGGCCCGGTTTGGTTTGGGCCGTCAAAACAGATCATGTTTCAAGGCGGTCAGTTAGACGCCGAAAATGTTGTGCAATTTTTGTCGCCAATACAGGGCATTACTTATATGTCAGAGCAGTCAATTAAAACAGCGTTAAAACTTGAAGCAGCGCGTTATCGCAATTCAAGTAGCGCTATACCGGCTGGCATTTTGCGACAAACTGGCGGCGAACCGTTAAGCGCTCAAGAGTTGGCTGATCTTGCAGCGGCGTTTAACGCGGCGCGTGAAACTAATCAGACTGCCGCATTAAACGAGTTTGTAACGTACACCGAAACGTTGACATCACCCGACAAAATGTTGCTGATTGAAAGCGCCGAGTTTCAAGCAATGGAAATGGCACGGCTATGCAACATACCGCCTTACCTAGCAGGCATTAGCGTCGGGTCGTATTCGTATCAGTCGAGCGCTGAAAGCCGCATGGATTTGTGGACATTTGGCGCACGATCTTACGCCGAATGCATTGCAAGCACACTCAGTCAAAACAACGTCCTTCCAAATGGAACCATGGTCGAATTTGACGTAGAGCAATACCTAACTGGTGAAAGTTCAATGGACGAAATGCGCGAAACAGAAGAAACAGAAAGAGTAGAGTTACCGTCATGATCAAATTAACCCCCACTCAGATCACGGTTGACGCAGCGGCGGCAGAGGGTTTGCCGTCGCGCTCAATCTCAGGCGTAGCCGTCACATACGACGAAACAGCGACCGTCAGCGACGGTACACAGGTACGGTTTTTGCAGGGGTCGTTGCCAGTCACGGGGCGCGACCCAAAACTTTATATGCAACACGACAGCAACCAGATCGTTGGCAAGGTTGTTGAGCGCGTAGACACGGCTCAGGGCATGATGTTTACCGCCAAGATCAGCGCCACTCGATTGGGCGACGAGGCGTTAACGCTTGCCAATGACGGCGTAATTGACGCGGTATCGGTAGGCGTAACACCTACAAAATTTAGTTACGACGAGGAAGGCGTCATGATTGTCGAGTCGGCTAGTTGGAGCGAATTGTCGCTGGTATCTGAGGGAGCGTTCAGCGGGGCAATCATTACCGACGTGGCGGCTAGCGCACCCGACGAGCCAGTAGAGGGTATCCACGAAACCGAGCCTCAAGTAGAGTTAATATCAGAACAAGAACAAACAAAGGACACAGACATGACCGACAAAATTGAAGCACCAGTAGTCGAAGCAGCAACAGCGACTGTCGACAAACTTTGGGCACAACCAAAACAAGAATTTAAAATGCCATCAGCAGGCGAGTATCTTGCCGCTATGCACATTGGTGGCGACACCTTCCGCAAAGTAAACGAAGCGTTTGTTGAAGCACAAAAAGCAAAACGCACCGTACTTGAAGCGGCCGCAGGCGATATTGCAACGACTGATACTCCCGGTTTGTTGCCAGTACCAGTTCTTGGGCCGATATTTCAAGACATCAACTACATTCGACCATTCGTCTCAGCGATCGGCGCACGTGCATATCCTGACGGCGGTGCAACAAAAACATTTATTCGACCAACAATCACAACACACACCGAAGCAGGCGAGCAAACAAGTGAATTTGGTGCAGCACCAGCACGCACAATGATCATTGCCGCAAACTCAATCGAGAAAAAAACTTTCAGCGGCCAAGTGAGTTTGTCCGTACAAGACATGGATTTTTCGTCACCCGCCGCAATGCAGCAAATTTTGAACGACCTGATGGGGCAATTCATGATCGCAACCGACAACTTTGCAGTTGACACGTTTGTTACAGCATCGACTACAATCGGTCAATGGGATGGCACACCAGCCGATTTGATTTTGTCCCTATACGGTGCAGCACGCGACATCAGCAACGGCACAAACTTGTTTCCAACACACATTGTCATGGGGCCAGACTCATGGGCAAAACTTGGCAGCACAGTTGACGCCGACAACCGACCCCTATTCCCGATGGTGGGCACACCGGGTCTTGGCGGATACAACACGCTTGGCGCAGGCAACGTCACAAACTGGTCAACAACAAACCCACTTGGTTTGCAAATCATTGTTGACAGCAACGTTGCAGCCAAGTCAATGGTTGTGTTCCACGCACCAGCAGCAGAGTACTACGAGCAAATTCGTGGATTGTTGTCAGTTGAAAATCCGGGCTCGTTGTCACGTACGTTTTCGTACTACGGCTACAGTTCATTCTTCTTGGCTAAAGCAACACTCGCTCAAAAAATTACGTTCGCTTAGTCTTAAGCGGCAACACCGCTTATGGCAACTTACGCAACAGCCAGCAAACAGTTACTAGATAACTACGCCTGCATATCTACGCTTGAGCCGACCGACATACAGGTTGGCGACAGCGTAGTCGTAGGCGGTTTAGGCGCACCGTTTAACGGCACGTACACCGTGTTGGTTTGTCCGCAATATCGCTACACAGGCGTTGACAGCATTACAGGCGAGTTTAATTACAACGTAGACATTGCCGTGCCTAATCAGATTTTGTTTGTTTGCACAGGCGCTGACGTTGAATTTGTTGTCGATTTTGCCGGCACGGTTGCGTTTACGCCAACTTGCACGTGGATTACGGCCGCAAACCTAGTCACCTATTTAGGCGTGTCGATCACTAACCCCTCAGATGATTACACGCTAATCACGCAGTCGGTCAGCGCGGCTAACCAGTTTTGCAGTCGCCGTCGAGCCGAGGCTGGCTATAACGACAATCTGACTACTAGCCCGTCAGGTGACGTAACGCTAGGCACTCTTATGTATGGCGCGGCGTTGTGGCGCTCGCGTGGCTCGCTTGAAAACGTGTTTGCGTCGTTTGACAACATGGGTACAGCACCGCAACAGTCATTAACACCGATTGTTAAACAGTTGTTAGGTATTGACCGACCAGCGGTGGCATAGTGCCAGCACCGTACACCGATCTATTAAACGAGGCGATTGACGACCTGACGGCAACCCTTACAGCCGTCACGGGTTTACGTGTAGTCAATGACCCAACAAAACTTGTGCCAAATTGTGTGTTTATGCAAGCGCCAAGTTTTACGACAATCGCTGGCAACGGCAACATTGTGCGCGTTGACTTCCCCATCAAAGTTGTTGGCAGCGGCCCAGCAGGGCTACCCGTGTTGCGCGAAATATTACAGATCACAGCGACCGTGCTCGGCTCAAGCGTTATTGTCATGTCGGGTCGCCCCGGCACACTCGACATAGGCGGCCAAGAATATCCGTGTTATGACCTAGCCGTTGGCATGCAAGCGCAAACAGCGTGAGGATACACACGGTTACGGTTGCGATATGGTAAAACTATTACAGACACCTAAGGAGTAACACAATGGCAACTAGCACTTATCTAAGCAACCCAAAAGTTGAGGTCGGCGCGTCGAGCGGCTCGGTTGTAGATATCACCGACCAAGTGACGTCATGCGTTGTAAATTTCAACGTCGAGGCACTTGAGGACACCGCGTTCGGGTCAACTGCACGCACCAACACAGCAGGCCTGCAATCAAACAGCGCCACGTTAACGGTCTATGCGTCATTCGCGTCAAG